GAAGTTTGGGGAGGCGGTGGCGGTGGCGGTACCGGCACAAAAGCTGGTGCATACGCTGGAGGTGGTGGTGCAGGTGGATATTCGAGATCATCTTATAGCGTTTCAGGATATTCAGGCCAAACATTAAATTATACAGTAGGTTCTGGTGGCAACGGAGGTTCTACCGGAACTCAAGGGTCAAACGGCAGTTCATCTAGTGTTTCTAGCGGTTCATTTTCAATAACAGCTATGAGTAGTACTGGTGGAACAAGATCATTAAATAGCTCCGTATCAGGTAGTACTGGAGGCGCCGGTGGTACTGCTACAGGCGGAAATCAAGCTAATGTAACTGGTCAAGCCGGCGATAGCAGCGGAATACCTGGAACAGGAACCACAGGAACAGTTAGTGGAGATCGTTCTCCATATGGTGGAGGTGGAAATGGCGGTTCTTATCCAGGTGCTGGATCTAGCGGAAATGCCGGTGTAGTTGTATTTTATTATACATAAATAACCAAAATATTAGGAAAAAGAAATGGCAGTTCCAAATTCAAGAGAAAGTTTCAAATACTATCTACTCAGAAGACTTGGCGCTCCTGTTATATGACAACACCATATACATACTTACTACATCATATACCGACAAACATGTTTTATTATGGCGTAAGATATAAAGAAGGATGTCATCCTGAAGATTTCTGGAAAAATTACTTCACATCTTCTAATGTCGTTAAATCACTAAGAAAAGAATATGGCGACGATTCTTTTGAGTTCGAGATAAGAAAAACGTTCAAAGATGCTAAAGATTCTATAGAATGGGAACATAAAGTTTTAAGAAGATTGAAAATTAGAGAAACCAATAATGTGTGGTTAAACAAACACGACGGTCGTGCTGTCATCTTTACAGAAGAAGTTAAAAGCAATATAAGTAAAACCAGAACAGGACAACACGTAGGTGAAAAGAATCCTATGTATGGAAGAAAAAGACCAGATACTGTAGAGTTCAATAAAAGACCGGACATAATAGAAAAAAGAAGACAAAAAGCACTGACCAACAATCCTATGAAAGGAACAAAATGGTCAGAGGAAAGAAAACGTAAAATGTCTGAAAGAATGTCTGGCGTTAATAATCCTATGCACGGAAAGATTAGACCAGAAGTTGGTGAAAACAACAAGAAGTATAAGACAAAGAGGAATATAGAAAATGTCAATACCTACTAATAGGGATGAATTTAAATACTACATTCTTCGTCGTTTAGGAGCTCCTGTAATCAATATCGATGTTGACGATGATCAAGTTTCTGATCGTATTGATGAAGCTTTGACATTCTTCTGGGACTATCACTTCGAAGGTTCAGAAAAGACATATTACAAGTATCAGGTAACTCCAACTGATATTGAAAATCAGTATATCACTCTACCATCGAACATCATTGGTGCAGTCAATCTATTCCCTGTTGGTGAATCATTGTCATCAAATAATCTGTTCAACATTCGTTATCAGATCACATTGAACGATCTATATGACTTGACTGCTACAACGATGGTACCATACTATCTTGCTATGCAGCATATTCAGTTTCTTGAACAGCTTCTAGTTGGTCAACAGCCACTTCGCTTCAATCGTTACAACAACATTCTATATCTAGATATGGCTTGGGACATTGTACAACCAGGAAGCTTCTTAATCGTTGAAGCATATCAGATCATTGATCCAAACGTATATGGTGGAGTATGGTCAGATCGTTGGTTGACACAATATGCTGCTGCACTAGTCAAGCGTCAATGGGGCGACAACTTAACGAAGTATACAGGTATCAATCTACCAGGTGGAAACAAGTTTAACGGTGATAAGATCAGAGATGATGCACAAAAAGAGATTGATAGGCTAGAACAAGAGATGTATACCACTTGGAGTCTTCCTGTTGGAGACATGATCGGTTAGAAAATACACTTTTATAAATACTCTAGAGATAGCATCAAAGGAGTATTTTATGAAGTATGGTTTCGTTTACATTTGGTTTGATCGTAAGCACAAAAGATATTACATTGGTTCTCATTGGGGAACCGAAGATGATGGATATATCTGTTCTTCAACTTGGATGAGAAACTCCTACAATAGGAGATACGAAGACTTCAAAAGAAGAATAATCTCACGCATCTATACCAATAGACAAGACCTTCTAGATGAAGAATATCGTTGGCTTTCTATGATAAAGAAAGAAGAGTTGAAAACACGATATTATAACTTTTCTAATCATAGACAAGGTCACTGGACTGAAGGCAAAACAACAACCACAAAGCAGCGCATTTCTGAAAAAACCAAAGAAGCAATGCAAAGATCAGAAGTTCGCGAAAAGTATCTGAAAGGTTTGTCTATTCGTGATAATGGATCTTCAAGACCTGAAGTGAGAGATAAAAGAAGATTGTCTATGATAGGCAAAAACAAGGGTAAAGTTCGCACCGAAGCAGAGAAAGCGCATCTTAGAGAAATAAATACTGGCAAAAAGATGTCAGAAGAAACAAAGAGTAAGATAGCAGCCAAGTCTTATTTCAAAGTTGACAAGTGTATTCATTGTGGAACAGAAGCAAATGTAGCAACTTTAGGTAGGTATCATAATGGTAGATGTAAATATATTGCAGCACATTACTGATTATATACAAGTTGGTGGACAAGTCAATAGATATTCTCGTATAAATATAGAAAATATCAAAGGAAAAGACCTTGCCCACCAACTTCTTCTTCAGGAACAGCGATTACAATCCTGAGCAGAATCTGCTACAGAATCTAGCAGACGAAATGATTCAGATTTTTGGTATCGATTGCTATTATCTTCCGAGAACAACAAACTATATTGATAAGTTATTTGATGAAGCACCAACGTCTTCATTCAACGTGGCTATTCCACTTGAAATGTATATTAATGATTATGAAGGTTTCCAAGGTGAAGGCGATCTACTCAGCAAGTTCGGGCTAAACGTAGCAGACAAACTTACACTATCGGTGAGTCGTCGTAGGTTCGCACAAGACATCGGTAGCATATACAACTTGATTCGCCCACAAGAAGGTGATCTTGTTTACTTTCCATTCACAACTGGTATTTTTGAAATCAAGTTCGTTGAACATGAAAGATCCTTCTACCAGACTGGATCGCTACAATACTTTGAGTTGCAGCTAGAGAAGTTCAACTACGATTCGGAACAGTTCAACACTGGCATCGCAAATATCGATTCGATCCAGCAGAACTATTCAGTGGCAGACAGTAACTTCTGGTATCTCACCGAAGCAAGTTACGATCTTATTACCGAAGCTGGTTATGATATTGTCAACGAAACTTTTGTTCTAGATGAAATCGATCCGACAACACAGAATGAAGAGTTTGTAGCTTTGGCAAATACCTTCGTGGACTGGTCGGTTACTAATCCATTTGGGAACGACATTTAGATTTTGTGCTTTCTAGCAAAGTGCATAGGAAAGCCACATCTGGCCATTTCTTTTCTACACAAAACACAAGAGACTCTATGTTTGTTTCTATCTGCCGAAGCTGCTTTCCATTCGTCTGTGCATCTTGCCTTTGCTTTTTCTGACAAACGTTCGCGTAGTTCTTGATTATTCATTGCTTCTTTTGTTTCTATAGATATACTATTCTTTTCGTCATTTGTTCTAGAAACTTTATATCTATCGTTTTCCTCTCGTGATTTGGGATTTACTCTATATTTCATAAATCTTTTTCTGCAATTTTCCTTTTCTTCTTCTGATTTATTAGACCATCTGATTGAAGCTTCGCTTGACATCTTAGACAATCTTTCCGCAGTAAAACTATTTCTTTGGTTTTGTTTTGTTTTTTCTGAAAGTTTATAACCACCAGAATTTCTCCAACGAATGTTGGATATCGCTTCATTGATATACATAGGATTTACATCTACATTGAAGTGTTTGTGTAGATAAGATTCGTGATTTATAGCAGATTCTCTTGTATCAAATATTTTTATGATTTTGGTTTTGAAAAATGAAGGATTTCGCTTCATCTCTTCAATCCAAACTTTCTTGTGTTTTTTTGATGTAACGGTTCCATGATATCCTCTATTGATTTTGGATATCGTGCTGTAACCGATATAGAACGGAGGAAGTTTGTTGCCAATATAAATAGTAATATATGTACAATACATGCTGGAATCTCCTAAGTTTCTAGAGTAGATGGGTTTCGGCCAAGTCACCGCGATCTACAACTATATTTATATAAACCGATTCGGGAGAAGTATTATTTTTGGCAACAACTTTTATTTTGGCAGTATCAGAAAGTATATTGTTCTGTTTGGTTCGTTGTTCAATGATATTCTCATTGATCGCGTCAATGAAGCAGGAGATGCTGTTGATACACTGAAAGTGCCACTATCATATGGTCCAAAAGATCGTTATCTCGTTCGACTTCAAGAGAACCCAGACTTGCTACGCCAGGTCAATCAGGTTCTACCTAGAATGTCTTTTGAAATCAAAAGTGTTGAATACGATTCATCGCGTAAGTTAAACACCATTGGCAAAAATAGAA